GTGCACAATCAAGAGCATGAGAGGTTGGCAAGCGTGTTGAATCTTGACAATCCATTTCAGTTGTTGGATAGTGATTGGAACGTGGAAGAAGACTTTTATGACTGGTTGGGAGTTCACCTAACCATACATCAGCAAATACAAGTCGCATTGAAAGTGGCATCATAATGGCAACAATATCTAAACAACAGATTGCTAACTTTGTAGCAGCCAATCTGGACAATCCTCAAGCAATTGCAGATGCTGCTGCACAGTATGGTGTGTCCTCTTCTGACATAGCCAGTGCCATGAATGTTAAAGTAGATGATGTTAGCAATTACTTTAATAACGCAAGTGTTGCAGCCCCCCCTGTCACTATTGCTCCTACACCTGCTCCCAATCAATTTGTAGCAGGTACAGCTCCAGGTACAGTGGGCGTAAGTTATGGGCAAGCCTCTNGTGACTTGATAGGACAAGTACAACAACAGAATCCTGAGTTAGCTACTGCTTTACAAACAGGTACAGCATCTGTTGGCTTTAATGCAGATACAGGTACTTATAACTTAATTGACACGCAAACAGGTGCACCTATAGGTGGCAACTACCAAGTACAAGTAGGCACAAATGGAGTGGGTATCAATATACCTACGGATAGTGGAGCAGTTTTACAGGCATCTGTAACTACAGATCAAAGTGGCGCTATTGCTCCTGTCACAGCATCTCAAGTTTATAACACTGGATTAAACGCTGGAGCTGGTGGATTTGCAGGTGGTGTTAATGTTATCGCTAACATGGCTATCACGGCAGCTGCCAGTTATGTCTTACCAGGCGTTGGTGAATTATTATCAACTGAATTGGGAGTATCAACTGCTACTGGACAAGCTTTGGCTCAAGCTGGATTACAAATTGCAAATGGTGGCGATCTTAAATCAGTTGCTATATCAATGATAGCTGGCCCAGCAGGTGTAGATTTACCAACTGATGTTAGAAGTGAATTATCAACTATAATTTCTGATCCACAAACATTGGCAACAGCAACAGATGCTATCACTAGAGCAGCCACAACATATGCATCTACTGGATCAGGAACTGACGCATTACAAGCCGCGGCTGGTTCAATTGTACAATCTCAAGTAACTGGTGCAACAAACTCAACAGCTTTGGGAGCTGGTGTAGGTACATTAGTGCAAACAGGTTCTATAGATGCTGCAGCCACAGCATTAATAAACACAACAGCATATAACGCTGGTACAAATAGTTCTTTTGTTAAAGATACATTAGGGTTAACTAATCCACCAAATGCGAATGGCACACAAACATCGCCTGTGACAGGGGGAACGAATCTATTACCTTCAGTTTCGCTACCTCCAGTTACAGGACCTGCCCCCGTAACAACTGGTCAATGGACTCCAGTCGATCAAATCACGCCCACATCTCAAACTCCAACAAGCGTCATAGATCCTAATGTACAAACTATAATAGATCAATTATCTACTAATCCTACTGTAGCGGGTGGCCCGCAAATTGCAGGTTTAGGTACAGATATATGGAATTTATTAACTGGACAAACTCCAACAATACAACCAACAACTCAACCATCAACTGAACCTAGCACACCTCTAACGATGGGTCAATTAATGGCAACCAATCCAACTGATGCAGCTATATTAGATTCAAGTCAAATGCAACCAGCTAATATAAGTGCAGGAGAATATATAACAAATCAATCAGTTGATTCTAAATCTGATCCAGGACACACATTTTATACATCAACAGTAAATGGTAATACTTCAGATGGTGTACCTTATAGCTATACAATTACATATGAACCTGCGACAGGTACTGTAAACTATGTAACTTCAATTCCAAATGCTACAGGTGGTTATAATATTACTAGTAGTAAAGTTCCCCCAACGTTTGTATCTCAAAAACAAAATGGAACTCCAACTGCTGTACCTATAGTAACACCTAGTTCTATAACAAAAACTCAAACAAGCGCAACGAATCCTGTATCACCTATTACTAGTCCAGCTCCAGTATCACCTACTGTTCCTACAGCACCGGTTGTTCCTACAGCACCGGTTATTCCTACAGCACCGGTTGTTCCTACAGCACCTGCTACTAATACATCTACATCTACTTTAACTGGACCAGTAGGACCTTCTCAACCAACGACTCAAACATCAACAGTACCTATAGTACCTGTTAACCCAACTGCTTCAACTGGAAATACAGGTGTTATACCTGGCACGACTTTGCCTGGCACTGTTCCAACAACTGTACCAGGTACTGTTGCAACAACTCTACCTGGCACTGTACCAACGACAACGCCAGGAACAAGTACATCAACTACTCCCGGAACATCAACAACGCCGGGTACAAGTACAACGCCGGGTACAAGTACAACACCTGGAACGTCAACTACTCCCGGAACGTCAACTACTCCCGGAACGTCAACTACTCCACCAGTAGTAACGCCTCCTGTAGTAACTACTCCACCTGTAGTAACTACTCCACCTGTAGTAACTACTCCACCTGTTGTTACAACCGAGCCTCCCGTAGTTACACCACCTGTTGTTACAACCGAGCCTCCCGTAGTTACACCACCTGTAGTAACTCCACCTATAGTACCAATTGTTGTGCCTCCTAAAGTTACAACACCAGTAGTTACTCCAGTTGTACCTACTATAGTTCCACCAATGACTCCACCAACGTTACCAAATACAACAGGTGCAGGATTAAATCCAGGATGGATTGCACCACCCACATATTATAAAAATACGACTCCATCTCAAGCACAATATTATTGGGGAGCGCATCCATATCAACCAGGCCCAACGTTTAATGCATCGTTATATAATCAATTACCAAATGCACCTGCAACGCCATGGGGTGCAACCAATGCACAAAAAAGCGCATCAGCTGCTGATATCTTAGCTGCCTTGCAAGGTCGTTATCCTTTATTAGGTACTACGACAGAACAAATAGCGGGAGCAATTGCACCCGCTAAAAAATAAAAACTAAATACACTAAAGGAAACTTAATTATGAGTATGGGAAAATCAACAAGTTATCAGACGCCTACTCTGACTCCAGAACAAACGGCACAGATTCAAGCGCAAACTGACTTTTTTACAGGTACAATTGCGCCAACGTATACAGGTGCAGTACAAGGTGCAACAAATGTATATAATCAAAATGCAGGTGGCGTACTTAATGCGGCACAAAATCAAGCTAGCATAGCAGGTCAAGCACAACAAGCATTAGGTTCAACTGGTGAATCAGCTTTAAATACAGGTGTTACTGGTTTAGAAAGTTTATTTTCTCCCGATTATGAATCAAATCAAATTGCATCAGCATTAGCACCCGCTCAAGCACAATATCAACAAAACTTAGCTGGACAACAAATGGCATTTGGTGGAGCAGGTCAATTAGGTTCAGCAAGACAAGCATTAGCAGGTCAACAGTTAGCTGGAACTAATCAAGCATTGCAAGCACAAACTGCCGCACAAATACAAAGCAATATAGCACAACAAAGAGCATCAGCTGGTTCTAATTTAGCTCAATTAGGTCAAAGTGGATTAGGTCAAGCGATGGGTGCAGCAAATCAGCAAGTTACAGCCGCAATGACACCACAACAGTTATACAATCAATATGCATCAGTAATATTTGGTACGCCAGCCGCATCTTATTCACCTAACTTTGCTGGTACACAAGGTCAGCAATCAGGTAAAAGTTCGATTGGTGTTACTAACCCATTAGCAGGATTCTAATATATGGCTTATACACAACAAGATTACACAATGCCAATTAATGGCGAGGATACAGAAGAAGAACGTAAACGTAAAGAACAAGCTGCGGCTGATGCTCAACCAGTTAAACATACAGTAGAAACTAATCCTGTCACTGGTGAACAAACAATGAAGATTGAAGGTAATGTTAAAGATTTGACAGCAGCCAATCCATATACACCTACTGTTACAGCACCAATTGCGCCCGAATCTATTCAGCCTCAAACAAATAATTTTCTAACACAAGCGTCTCAAGTTGCACAAGCTATTCCTCAAGTTCCTCCACCAGGCGCAGGTATACAAATTGCAGGTGCTATGCAAATGCCTCCCCCACAACAACAAAGTCAAGTTGGACCTGTAGCACCTGTAGCACCTGTAGCACAAGCGCAAGGATTAGGTCCAGAATATGCTCAATATGAAACTCAGCAACCTGTAGCTAAAATGCAACCACCAGTTGCTCAAATGCAACCACCAGTTGCTCAAATGCAACAACCGGCTGCTCAAATGCAACCACCAGTTGTTGAACCGCAACCTGGTTCAGCTGCATATATGAATCAAGAAGCGGCAACGCCAGTCTCTAGTCATGCAACACAAATCTTAGCTCATGCTAATAATCCACAAGGCTTATTAGGTATGGCATCAGATCCTAATGTACCAAAAGACTTTCAAGTACTTGCAAGAAAAAAAGCTGCTGAATCATTAAACAATCAAATGGGTGTAGAAAAAGCACAAGCACAAATTGCATCAATGAGTGAAAATGATTTGGCAAAAGCTTTACGTGAAAAGTCAACCGGTGGCAGTTGGTTAAAAGCAATTGCATTTGGTATGTTGGGTATGACTCAATCAGCACAAGATGAAGCTGCCAAATTGGGTTTAGGTAAAGAACAAACTATATTAGGTGCAGATAATAAACCCTATATAGTTAAAATGGCTGCTAATGGTACTCCAATAGAAGGTTACAATGCTGAAACAGGTACAAAATTAGATGCAAAAGAATTAGTTGGTGTAGTAAGTCAAGCATCATTACAAAAAGGTACAGTAACACATACTGGCAAGATGCAAGATATTACAACTGGTGATATTTATTATGAACAAACAACACCACAAGGTATTAAATTAGTAAGTCCATCAGGTAAACTATATGCGGGTTCTAGTTCAAACTTAAGAGCATATGGAATTGGTTCAGATATTGGTACTAAAAATCAAATTCAACTTAATGAATTACAAAATAAACTTGCATACGCAGGACCTACTGAAAGAACTAAGATTGTTGCTGAAAATGAAGCCAAATTTGGACCTTTAGATCCAAATACAAGAGCGCAAGCATTAGGTCAAGTAACAGGTACTGTTCCAACACAACCTCAAGCGGCTGCTCCAGCTCAAGCTCCAGTACAACCTCAAGCATTTACTGCACCATCTCAGGCATTAATGCCCGCAGGTATACCAAGTACTAGTCCTTTACCATCAGGATTCAAGATGCCATCAATAGCTGCCAATGCACCAACTATTAATGCTCCTGTTGCTCCTACAGCATATATGCCAGGTGGAAATACAATTGCAGGCAGAGAACAAGCACAAGCTATAAACAAAAGACAACTAGAAGAAAATATTCAAGTTGGCGGTAAACGAACCGAAAGTTTTAATAAGATATTAGATGAAGAAGTTCGTCCACAAGCACAAGCAGGTGATGTTGTAAGTAATGTACGTAAACAACAATTTGCTATATTTGATAGACCTGGTGTTGATGCCAATAAACTATTTGGTTTATATAATGCAGCCGGCGAAGATCCAACAAATCAAAAAATAGCAATTATACGTGATGTATTCGGTGGTATATATAAGCCAGAAACTGAAGTTTCAAATCGTTTAGCGCAATTAGATTTATCTCCACAAGAAAAATCAGCATTGCAAGAATATAATATTGCTAATCAACGTATCAATGCTGCAACATTGAAACAAACTGCTGGACCTGGTTCAGTATCAGATGCAGAACAAAAAGCTAATCGTGAAAGTAATGTTGATCCAACTAAGATACCTGCGTTGGGCGCATATAACGCAATGGCTCAAAGTCAATTTAATGGTGATCAAGCAAGATATAAAGCTGATTGGGCTGATAAGCAAACAGCTACTAATGCATTGCAATTAGATAAAGCATGGCGTAAAGAGCAAACAGCATTAAATCAAATGTATGGTGATATTGCTAAACAACGTGCAGAATTTATTAGTAAAAACGGTGCAACAACTAATGCAGTACGTGAAGGATATAAGAAATATTCTATTCCAGAATATGATCCAGCGACAGAATCATGGAAAAAGACAAAACCATTAGCTACAATATTTGGAAAATAATATGGACGAACAATTACAACAAAAAATCGATGCAGCTAGAGCTGCCGGATATACTGATGACGAAATTAATCAGTATGTTCAAACAATGGATCAAACTGTACCAGATCAAATACCAACGCAACGTTCAGAACAAAATGCTGGTTTAGCTGAAGGCATAGGTGGCAAAGCATTAGAATATGGGGCTGAAGCCTATGCTGGTAAAAAGTTAATTGTAGATCCATTAATATCAGCAATTAAAACTAGAATAACTCCACCAACAGCACCAATTGCTCCTGCTGTTGCTCAAGCACAACAAGCTACTGGTACATATGGTAAACCTATTTTAACATTACAACAAGGTGGTATTGCACCTAACGCTGGTCAACAAGCTTTTAATCAAATGGGACAGCAATTAACTAAAACTCCTTTACCATCACCTAGCATGATGCAACAAGGCATGAACTATGCAAAACAAATGCAACAAATTGCAGCTAGTAAAGTTATGCCAGCATTAAATTTTGCAAGTAAAGCTATCATTCCAGCGCAAATAGCTATGGGCGTAGGTTATACTAGCCCAGAAGAAATCGCAATATTGAAAGCGGCAGAAGCTCGTAAAAGAGCGCAAGGTTGGAAACCATTAAACGAAAGATAATAAATGGCAATAGCAGATCAACTTACAAAAGCACAAAATTAAATAATATTATGAATACACAAGAACAACTGACACAAATCTTTAAGAATAACTTTGTAGCATACTTTCGTAGTCATGCCGCACATGTGAATATTACTGGAAGAAACTTTCGCAGTGATCATAAACTACTTGAAGGTGTTTATGAACGCAGACAAGAACAGATTGACAGAATTGGTGAGCTATTAAGAACCATGCAAGAATATATGCCTTGTGATATCAATGATGTTGTATCAGAAAGCAATATCCCAACAGATGCAATTGAAGGCACAAGTGATTATTTGTTAGAACAAGTAATGATGGATTTGGAACATTTATTAGATGATTTTAAGACATTGATAATGATTGCAGACAATGAAGGTTATGATGAGATAGGTAACTATGCTCAAGACCAAGCATTAGATATTGAAAAATCTATTTGGATGTTAAGAGTAACGTTAGAGTAAGTCAAGACGGCACGAGTGCTATCAAGAACCCAGATGATTTTCCGTCTTTCTAACTGGGGCATCATGGAATTGGCAGGCCGGTTTGTAAAGCACTCAACTTTTTATAAGCGTAAGAACCACGAACTGAGTAACCTTTTTGAGCATGTAACTTTAAGAAACCTGCTTGATCATTACGCATAGTGGTTGAACATATGATTGGTATGTTTGTTAATTTAGCATATGATTCCCAAAGTTGCATCATATCTTTAATTAATCTGACACGATCTCTAGCTGAAAGTTGTAAATTTACATGAGCTATTTTTATAACAAGCATTTGATCATCAGACCAAACTGTCTTTTCATTAGTAGAGGCCCATGTATAAGCTAAGATTTTACCAGTTGAATCTTTTGCTACACTTAATAGTTCACTTAAAGGAGAATAAAACTGATTAACAACTGCTAATGTTATATTTCTGCTGTAAATGACAGGCGAGGGTTTGAAGATTTCATCAATCTCAATTTGAAAATGTTGTTCAGCCATATTAACAATTTCAGGGATATCTGTACCATTTGCTGGTACCCAGTTATAATTAATCATACTTTTCCTTTCGATATGCTATTTAACTTAAATTTAGAATGATAAATACAATTATGAAAAAAACTATAGAAACGAATATTGAACCAATTGTCGAACCAATAATGCCTACAGAAAAGAAAAAGTATGCGGGTAAGGGCGGTGCTCGTCCAGGTGCGGGTAGACCACGTGGTTCTAGTCAAGAAATTAGTGTAAAATCTTTATTAGAAACGATTAAAACTAAGTCTGGTGGCAAAGATTATGAAGAATTACTAGTTGCAGATTTTTTTGCAGCTAGAATAGCAGATCCAGCTTTGGCTCACAAATATCATCATTTGATATTGAACAAAGTTATGAACACATTAGCTAAAATTGAAGTTACAGATTCGGCTGATGCAGTAGAAACTAAAAAATTAGCATTTGCTGATGCTTTAGCTAAACTAGTAGAAATTAAGGAAGAATAAATAATATTATGCCATTAATCAAATCAACAAGTAAAAAAGCATTCTCAAAGAATGTGAAAAAAGAAATCGCAGCTGGTAAACCCCCAAAGCAAGCAGTTGCAATCGCCTATGCAGAAAAGCGCACGGCAGCTAAAAAAACTAAAAGGAAATAAAATGAAATCAGCAAAAGATCAATCAGACAAAGATTTATCATTCAATGGTCAAGGTGGAGACGGATTTAGTCACAATTCTAGATCAACCAGCGTACAAGTTAACAAATGGTCTGGTCATGCAAATGATGGGCGATTAGTTGATAAGGGTCGTGGCCCCACAGTAGGTAATCAAGATCATAGAACTATGGCCGTAGGTCCTTCAGCAACTCGTGATGCATATAGAGCTGCTCCAACAGCAAGCGTACCAAGTACAAAGATAACAAATATTGATAGCATTAAAGGTGCGGCACAATATCGTGGTCAAGGCGGTACTGGCGTAGATAAACCAAAGAATAATTGTTCAATTAACTTTGGCCCTAAAAGTCAATATTGATAGGAATATAAAATGAACGCATATCAAGTTACAGGCTTAACTCACGCAGTTACTGCTACATCAAGTAGCAGTTCAATTAACGTTACGCCAACAGAAGCTGGTACAAGTTTTAGCGGCGCAGGCGGCCCTTACTTCTTAAAAATTACTAATGGTAGTAGTACTGAAAACATTTACTTTGCTACTGGCACAGCAAATTTAACAGCAAAGATACCAACAGGTGATGGCGCTAATAGAGGTAGTTGTGTAGTTCCAGCATATGCTGAAGTTATTGTACAAGTCGCCGCGCAATCAGATACACCGGTAACAATTTATGTTGCGTCAATTGCGGCAAACTCAAGCCCAGTGTATATTACACCAGTGGTATTAATTTAAAGGAAACAAAATGAGTAACCCACAAGAAAAAGCAATAAATCAAAAACGCGGCCCTACAGTAGGTAATGCTGGTACAACATCAAAACGTAATGATTTTATGGATGCTAAAAGTAGAAGCTCTAGTGAAAAATCAACTTTAGCTCGAATGGTCACTAATGCATTAGAAATGCGTGGACGTGGTCAAGCTGGTTATGTTAACCCAGCATTAGAAAGTTTACACGATAATACAGGGCCCAAAACTAACCCAACAGCTAATGGATCTGGTTTATCTAACAAATATAAACAGCCTAAAAAATAAATAGTTAAATAAAGAAAGCAAGCATGATTCACATGCTTGCTGTATAGTTCATCGAAAGGAAAAAGAAATGAAAAAACTAAACACACCAGCGGTAGAAAATATATGGGATGAGACAATCGATCCCGTTACATTAGAACCTGAAGTTACTGAAGAAAAAACAGTTCAAGTTTCTAAACAAACAAAAACAACAAAACAAATTAAATCAGCCCAATCAGATTTTGATCTTGAAGGTCTAATGACCGACTTTCCAACAGCTAAAGATTTGGAAAGATTTGTATATGATGAAACATCAGTTGTGCTTAACTTAAAGGGCAGAGCTAACAAGTTAAAATATCAAATTGCATTAGATGTATTGAATGGAGAAGATATTGATCCAAAATATATTGGTGGCAATAATCCATATATTGATAAAGCAGAAATGATCCCAACTGAAGACTTAAAACCTACTCCTGCTCGTGATCCTGCATTACCCGATCAAGCTTTAATACAAAATAGTTTTTATTCGCCCTTTATTGTTCATCCAGATCCAGATATGCGAGCGCAAGATAAAAAAGTACATATGCTATTTCGCAAATATAAAAATGGTATGATTAGTTATGAAATCCTAGGGCCATTAGAACAAAAACCATATGGTGAAAAGATTGACAAATTTGGTCGTATACGTCCAGAGATTATCAAATGGATTGATCCAAGAACAGGTGAACAAACTGTTATGCGTGAAGATGGAACATTAACTCCTCAAGGTAAACGTTTAAGAGCAACTATGCAAACATTTAGAGTTAATAATACTAATCAATGGGATGTATGGATTGATCGTGAACTAGTGGGATTAGAAGATTCTGTTGCTCATAACGTATGGGATTTATCAAAATGATTATGCGAACAGACGGGACAATAAGTCCTAGCTTTAGAGATAAAGAAATTGCCGATGCTCAAAAATTAAAAGAAGAGCATTTAGTTAAAGATACTTTAATTTTACAAAAAGTCAATAATGCACATAGAGAAGCTTTTAGAACTCGTTTTCCTGGTCAAATCGAACATTGTATGCGTTTGACAGCAGAAAGATTGCAAGGTTTATTAACTAAAAAATCATCAGATATGACAGATACATCAACATGGTCTGGTTCAGCAGCTGAAATTCATGATTTATCCCATGGCTTATATTATTTGTCAATTATGAATCAACATTATCCTATGGAGCAAGAATGACATACGGCGGCAGACTTAATATAACATGTAATGAAGATAGTTCAATAGACATCGAATCAAAATGGTTCGGTGATCACTTGTTTATAACATGGCGCTTTAATCACGATGATACTGGCTTATCAAGTAAAGATATGAATTTGACAAGAGAAGAAGTTGAAGATGTTATTCAATATTTAACCGATAGACTTAACGACAAACGGACTGATTAAATGATTGGTTCAGAAACTCTTATGGCGAGAGCTTTACGTTGGGTTGTTGATCAAAATAAACTTACTGTTGACAGTTTAATAACTATACCAGGTCCCATGCGTGATCAGCTTGAGGATCTGGCTATTGCTGTAGCTGATGATATGAAGTATAATCAATTAAAATACTTTAGACCATTTAATCATCAATTAGAATTTTTTAAGACAGGTACAAGTGAACGAAGAGGGATCTTGGCTGCCAATCGAATAGGTAAAACAGTCTCAACTTGTTATGAAACAGCTATGCATTTGACTGGCATATATCCTGATTGGTGGGAAGGTTATAGATTTAAGCAAGCTATTACATGTATGGTAGCTGGCGAAGGTTGGTCACAGGTTGCACTTGTTTTACAAAATGAATTATTAGGAACACAAGATGTTAAAATTCAAGAAAATATTGGCACTGGCGCTATACCTCGTGATTGCATTAATGTTGCTACTATGCGGAATGATGGAGCTAATTGCATTGGCGTTGAAATCAAGCACACTACAGGTGCTAACAGTTATCTCTTATTTGCTAACTATACACAAGAAGTTAGACAACTACAAGGTTTCAAATTAAACTTAGCTGTATTTGATGAACAACCCCCAGATGATTTCTTTTCGGAAATTGTAACTCGTACTGCAACTACACAAGGTAAAGTTTTGTGTTCGTTTACTCCACTTAAGGGCTTGAATGGATTAGTATCAAAATTTTGGAATCGAGAAGAAGGATATGAATATATAAGAGTAGCTTGGGATGATGTACCTGAATATGATCCGTGGGGACAAGCATTCTTATTAATGTCAACTAGAAGACAATTAGAACGAGATTACTTACCACATGAACGGGAAGCTCGTATAGCTGGTAAACCTGTTATGGGTAAAGGTGCTGTATTTCAAATTACAAACTGGCCCTTATATAAAACAGGTGAAATTGATTTTCAAAGATTACCAAATATACAACGTATCATTGCATTAGATTTGGGATTAGTAAATGATAAAACAGTAATATCATTAATGTATTGGGAACCATATGAAAGAACAGCATATTTACATAAACAAATTGTGGTGCAAGGTATTGAAGAAGCTGTACCAACTCAGTACATCAATCATTTACTTCGGCCTGAAGTGTTTGGTTGTCCTATTGTTTTACCTGCTGATGCAAGTACTCAAGGGCGATATACTATGAGTGCTAATTCAATTCGTGAACTATTTGAACAATATGAACTTAATGTTTATGAAAAAGCTATTATGAATCCAGCTGACTCAGAAGGTAGAATTTCAAATCACAAAGCATATGGTATAAATCAGATGCGTCAAATGTTAGAAGTTGGATCATTAATGATTAATGAAAACTGTACTAATTTTTTGAAAGAAGCTCAAAACTATTTTGTAGACGAAAAGGGCAGATTTTCAGATCCAGACGATTGTATAGATTCAGCTAGATATGCAATATTAGGTTGCTTAAATGGAATCGCTGAACCTTGGGATAACAGAACTCCCCAACAACGAATGATGAGTCAAAGAGATCGTTATGTTATAAAAGACAATTCAAACAAAGCTGAATGGAAACGTATATTCAATCCAAGTTAGGAGATCTAGCTCTGTTTCAAAAGTATAAATACAAGTTATAAAGGTAAACCCTCACTATGTTAGATATAAAAAATATACCAATCAGCGATATTAACCAAAATAAGAATATCAATGCTAGATTCGTCAGAATGAAGAATCAGATGGATACTAAAATGGCTAGTTATCTTAGATATTTAGGAACTAAAAATGCAGTTAATAGAGCCACAGACTATCACTACTTATGTCTCGCTGTTACTGATTCTACAGCCCCTGTTAACGGGATTGATTACATTCATCCTTCAGTTAAACCAGTGGTTGATTATGCAACAGCGGTGATTGCAAAAGGCTTAATGCCAAATGGTGAAATTAACTTTGAATTTGTAGCTGATAGTGAAGAAGACGAAACTGCGGCTAGACAAGCAACTGAAATGGTCAAGAAAATTGTTAATCAAATGAATGATCCACATTTTATTTTAGAACGATGGATTATGGACGCTTGTATGCATAAGAATGGTATGATGATGATCAAACCAGTTAGAGAACAAATTGTTCGTTATGTAGAAACACAAGGTACACAAGATCAATTAAAAGCGTTTGAACAACAAGCTGGCGAATCAGGTTTAACTGCATTTCGTCAATCACGTAGAAAATTAAATGTTGATTTACAAAAAGCAATTGCTGAAGTTGAACAATTGTTAGGTGAACAAAAGAAAGCTCATGCTGGGCAAATTGTAGACAAATATTTAGAAACAATGCATAATACAGAAGATGAAAATCCAAACGAAACTATGCAAGATGAGTTAGCTGAAATTCAAAGTGGTCAATTTGAATCTGAACAAGAAATTCTTAAAAATGCAATTAATAGAAACACAATCTATATTGCAAAATACAAGATGACAGGTTATAATATTAATGTTAAATTTCATCCTATAGCACAACACTATTGGATTTGTGATCCTACATGTCCTGAAATGAAAGATCAACCATTCTGTGGTTATTATGATCCAATGACAATTCAAGAATTAGCTGATTTGTATCCAGGAGTAAATTTAGAAGAAGTTAGATTACATGCTCAATATAATATGAATGGAGCATATCAAGCTGGTTCAGTTCTTAACAACTTAGCTATTCATGCAAGAGATTCAGTACCTGTTATGGGTATACCTGTTTCATCAGCGGCATCAGCAGATCCAGATTCACGTATGGTATCAGTTGTAACTGTATGGAACAAATATGATATAGATGGTGACGGTGAGCTAGAGCTAATCGAATTAATATATTCAGGTTCATATATTATATCAGCAAGAGAAGTTGAATTTATTCCTGTTGCTAATATGTGTCCAAAGCCTCTTCCAGGCAACTTTTATGGAATGTCAATTGGTGAATCAGTTATCCCAATGCAAGAATATAATACATCTGCAGCAAGAGCAGAGATTCAATTGGGCTTATTAACAGCTACACCTCGAATTGGTGTTAAGCCAGATCGAGTTGATTTTGAAATGATGCAAGATGGCGAATCAGCAATTTTCATATTAGATTCAAAATTTGATCCTGCAAAAGATATATATCAAATGCCTCCTCCAAGTGGTAATTTGCAATTCTTAGAAGTTGCAATGAATCGTATACAACAAGATACAATGGCTATGGTTGGAATGACAACACCAACTGATGTGTTTAATCCAGAAGTTATGGCACCTGGTAATTCAGGTATCAAACTACAAATGGCATTGACACCTAATCAAATCATACAAGATAATACAGTTAGAAATTCAGCAGAAGGATTACGAGAAGCTTTATGGTTAATATGGCGTACATTGATTCAATATGGTGATGATTATGGTGTAAAGAAATTAGCACAAGCATCACATCCAGATAAAACTCCTGTATTCTTAGATTATCAAGCTTGGGATGATATGAACTTTTGTGATCGCAAACAATTGCATTTAGAATTATCATTAGGTATGATGAGTGAAGAAAATGCATTGGGCAGATTACAGATTATACAAAAATGTCAAACTGATCTTTATACAACAACTCAAGGTATGGTTGCTAGTGGTACATTAACTCCAGATATCTATAAGAAAGTTAAGAAGCCTTTTGCTGACACATTGTATGTGTTGGGCGTNAAAGATTGTGATGTTTATTTGCCAAGTGAAGATGAAGTTGTTGAAATGATCAAACAAGGTCAAGCGGCAATGAAAGCAAAAGAACCTACTCCAGTAGAAAAGAAAGATATATCTGCAGCTCAATTGAATGATGCAAGAACACAACAAATTACAGCAGAAATAACTGGACAAAGCGCAAAATCACAATTAGATTATATGTCGGTTGCTCAAGGAAAACCAAAAGTATATTCATAATTATAATAGATAAATAGATAACGTAGAATAGGAAAGCATATGATAAATGAAAACTCAGTAGAGTTTTATAATACAAGATTGACCTTAGATATTTCTAAACTGAAAACAATGACGGCAAGTCAACTAGATCAGATTAGAAATTATGGGTCACAAGCAGAAACATTATTGACGAACAAAAATCTAGCGATGTTTGTTCATCATTTCAAATTTGATTTGGCTGACCAATTAGCTGAAAAAGCTGGTCATTCAGAGATAGATGACAAAGAGCGGATTGCGATAGCAAATCAACTCAGCGGCATAGATAATTTTGTAAACAGCTTGAAAAGAGCTGTATACTTAAAAAACAAAGTTGGTAATGCAGAAATTGCACCCACTTTAGAAAATTAAGGAAATATAAATGGATACTACAATCAGCCCTAATGCTCCAACAAGCACGGCCACTGAACAAACAGCAGTTGTAAGTTTAGACTCAATAGCAGCTAAAATGACCGCAATGCGTGAAAACACATTACGTAATCAAATTAGACCTACTGAACAAACTGTGACAGGTCAAGATGAGACGGCAGAATCATCAAGCCCTGTGGCACCAGAGCCAGAAGTTGCTGATTCCAGCGATGATAATTTTGAAGAAAGCAATCAAGAAACAGATACCCCAGATGAAACTTTGGTAAGTACTGAATCAGATAATTCTACAGCAGACGAACTTATTGACTTTATTGAATTTGCAGATACGAACCCGAACGCTAAGTTTAAGTTCATGCGAAATGGTAAAGAAATAGTTATTGATGCAAAGAAAGCAGCTTCAATATTAGGTCAAGGAAGCGCAATACATGAAGAAGCCAGACAATTAAAGATTGAACGAGCAGATTTTGATGAATATCGAAAAGAAGCTCATACAAGACAAGAAGGTTTGACTTTAGCAATGGAATTTACTATTGAACCAAAGCTGAGAAACGCATATGATGAAATTGTTAAAACACAAAATTATCAAGCTACATTTCATCAGCAATTAGCTAATACAACCGATCCTGCTCATCAAGCAAGGATTCATGCTAGCATGGCTCAGAATGAAGCTTATATTCGTCAGCAACAACAAGTTATCGGGCAACTGAAACCTGCAGTAGATGAATTTAGAACTATTCGTGGTCAGCAAGTTAATGAAAGGTTAGATATAGCACGAAAGAACTTTAAGGACAAAGAGTTGAAAAACGAATATGTTTATAAAGAAGTTCGTGATAAAGTATCTAAGCTTTGGCCTGAAGCTAACAATGAATTAATTCCTGGAGTTGCTAATATCGATCTTATTTCTTCTGATGAAAACTTATTAAGTTTAGTTAGAGATGGATTAAGATATAGAGACAAACCTACACAAAAGTCCGCTGGATCATCAATGGCAGCATTGACGCAAAGGCGCGGTAGTTCAAGCAATAATCGTGGCGCTAATGAAGATATTAGCAAACTTCGTGAACAAGCCAAGGCCGGTGATAAAAAAGCCGGAGACAATCTTTTGATGGCACAACTTAATAAAATTCGTGCTTCAAGAGGTGGTAGATAAAATAGCCAACTATTAAACATTCAAGGAGAATAAAATGGCAGAAATTACAACCAGTCAAATTGGTAACGGTACTACAGCTTATGGTTCAGATATCGTTGTTAAAGACTTAGATTTAGATGTATCAAATCGTGTAAAAGACGATACGCCTGTATTAAACATGGCAATGAGTAAAAAACGTAAAGTAAATTCAACTTTGCCTTTGTGGACAGATGATATCTATCGTTTACCTGCAGTGCAAGCTCAAGTTGAAGGTGCAACTGTTGCAACTACACAAGCTGAAAGTAATGGTCGTTACAACTTAGGTAACTACACTCAGATTTTCAGTACAGTTATTGCTGCTTCTGGAACTGCTCGTGCAGTAATGCAATCTGGTGGCGATCCTCAAGCATATCAAGAAGTCAAGCAATTGATCGAAATGATGTTTGACGTTGAAAGTCAATTAGTTCGTGCTGACCAAATCGGTACAAAATATGCTGGTCAATCAGGTTCAGCAACTGGCTTGCCAGCCGGACAAACAGGTCGTCGTATGGGATCATTGAGTTCTTTTGCAGGTACACAATCTTTCAATACAACAAACCAATTGTTAACTGATATTATCACTTATACAAACAATGAGTCAACTGACGTTGCTGTAAATACAAACAATGCTTTGAATATTGCTGCTAATGGTAGCCAATTCTATGCTGGTATTTTTACAAATCAATTGTTCTCACCTGCTTTATATAAGCAATTGGTAACTGTTGCTGAACAACGTTATAATGCTAAGATTCGTACTATTGTTGCTCCAACTAGTTTAAGAACTAGTATCAGTGATAATATTGCTCAATCAAGAGGTATTAATCGTGTAAACTCAGAACGTGGTGATACAATCGCAACTTATGAAGGTGACTTCAATTACACATATGAAATCTTTGATTCTTGGATCATGGATCAATCAGGTGTAGGCAATAGCATTTACTTCTTGAATGAAGATGTTATTCAATGGGGTGGCTTGCGTGATCTAGGACCTAATAATGAAGTATTCTCAAATGCTGATGCATCTTTGGATCAATTCATTATGGAAGGTACATTGATTGTACGTAACCCAGCTGGAGTTGGTATGTTAAACAACATTATGGCAGGAACAGATACTCAGGCTAATTTGCCAGGAGCACGTCCTTCTGCATTGGTGTCTCGTACAAACCAAGGTGCAGGTTCAACAGTTTAATCTTAGATTATCTTGTAACCACAAAAAGGCTCTTAGGAGCCTTTTTTCATATGATAAATACTATTATGAATGACATTAATAAACCCGAATATTTAAGCGATAAAGACCCAGAAAAGAATCACAATTACTGGAGACAAGATCATGGTGGAATGATCACTAATCATAATGGTGTAGCTGATAAACTTTTACAAAATGATAAACTATACAATAACTTAAAAGGTGATTGGCAACGCACAGATTGGAACAAAGGTAAAAACATCAAAGTTACTACTGGGCGTGAAGATGGTAAGTTTTATATTAAACGAGAACAAACTAATGCTAAAGCTATTGCTGAATATTGCAAAGAATATCGTAAAGCAGCTGAAGCAGGTATACCTGATCCATTAGCTCCTTTAATGCCTGATGGTAAATTAGGCTTCAAATGGATGGAATTACCTACTGTAGTTTCTATCCGAATTTCAGATCAATACTTTGGTGGCATGCCTTGGAATGCAATCAAAAATGATAGAATACTAAAAGCACAATTCTATCGAGTAGTACAACAAGAGTACCCACAGTACGTATGTTATCCAGGTGGCAAATTACCTATTCCAGTTGCTGTTTCTTATCCAACTCGTGTAGGCGAAACTAAATTTTTTAAGGGCAATTAATCATGTTCGTAATCCCAACAGCAGATGACTTAGTAACATATATCAAAGATTTTACTGGTAGTTCAAATGATGAAGAAATCAAAAAATGTATATTTATGGCTGAACTATCAATGCGTAACATTGAGTTACCTGCGTTGCGATGTGATCCATATGCACCAGAAAATATTGGTATAGCTGATGAGTTTGGTCATATACCTATTCCAGGTGATATGAATAAACCAATCTTGTTTTTCAAACAAGGTCAGCAAGTTTCAACTTCAGCAGCTGCAACTGGGACTAATGGCGCATATACTGTTGTTTTAACAACAATACCTTCAAAAGCATTACAAAATAATATGCTTGTTACAGGAGTAGGTATTGCTCCTGGTGCAACTATTAGTTTAATAACAGGTGCTGGTGGCATAGGTACTGTTATAACATTAACACTTCCAAATACAGGAACCGTTAGTGGAACATTATTGTTTTCAACAACTGGAAATCAATCTAGTCAAACAGGCCCATGGATCGTGTATGATCGAATTGGTGATCGTGATATTATTGCACAAAGTATGATTGCTCAATTGTATTTGCAACCTGTAAATGTACCAGCTGTTATTCGTGGTAAATTCTCAGAAGTTGGTAACAAATATCAATTCTTACCATATGTTGCTGCTGGTGATTTGATTAATTTGTATTATTACAAAGCATGGCCATTGTTATTTTCTCCAACAGCTACAGCAGATACAGTACAAAATAATGCTGTATTAGCAACTTGGCCAGAAGGTTATGTTTATGCAACATTACGTGAATATTATATTAAACGACATAATGCAGCCGATACGGCAGTATATGATGCTAAATTTACATCAGCTTGGAATGCAGTTGAAGATCAAAACAATCTTGGTAAATGGTCTGGTGGTCATACAAGATTAACTTCTGTTTGGCAGCCAAGACAATATCGCCAATATAATATTAAATAAGGTGCACATTAATGTCTAGCAATACAAGCAATACAACAAGTTTATATTCGTTTGTAGATAACGTATCAGTTTCTACAAATAATTTTACCACATTATATAATAGTACTCCCGGTAATATTGTAACTGCTAATGTGCCATCAACAAATTATACAACTTTATATTCTCAATCAACTCAAGTTAATCCAACTTATGCATATGGGAATGCTAATGTAGAAGCATTTTTGAATTCAGGTACAGATGGCGCTAATCGAGTTGAAAATATTAATGCAAATGCAAATGTAACTGCTAATTACTATTTTGGTAATGGTAGTCAATTAACTGGCATCGTTGCTGTTAATGCAAACTATTCAAGCTATGCGGGTAATTTAGTTGTAAAAGGCAATGAAGCAAATGTTCACGTAAATTTAGCGAACACTTCTATAGACACAAAAACTCAATTAGGTAATGCTTATACACAAATATATCAGAACCAATATAATTGGCAAGTATATCCCGAAGATGATCAAACAGGACTTTATCCTGCTTGGGCATGGCTTAATTTAGATTTAGGAGATATTAATCAGCCCACTATTATCATTGAAACTAAACCAGCAAATATTAATATAACAAATACTTGGAGATTTGATGCACAAGGTAATTTAACATTACCAGCAAATACGTTTGCAGTTAATTATGCAAATGGATCACCTGTTCTTTTAGATGGTCCAGTTGCAAATGCAAATTACGCAAACTTTGCAAATTACGCAAACTTTGCGGGCAATGCGTTTGCTGTTGATGGCTCTAATGTAAATGGTCAAGTAGCTAATGCATTAATCGCTGGTACAGTTTATACAAATGCTCAACCAAATATCACATCAGTTGGCACATTAGAATCTTTAGATGTAACTGGTAATGTATCTGCTGATTTTTATACAGGTAATGGTAGTTTATTAACTGGCATAGGTAATGCTACAAATATTGTAAATGGTAATTCAAGTGTTACTATACCTATAACAGATGGCAATGTTATAGTAGATGCTAATGGTGCAATATCAACATTTGCAACTAATGGTACACTTACTTTAGCTGGTAATGTTATTTTTAATAATGATGCAAAAATAATTGCTAATCCATCAACATTAAATATTACAGCTAATGCACTTAATGATGCAACTGGTTTATATTTAGATTCAAATCACAATGCAGCCATATATGCTAATGCTAATTTTGTTGTTCAAACAAATGAAACAGGTGTACAAAAGAATTGGACGTTTGATAATGCGGGTAATTTAACATTACCAGCAAATACGTTTGCAGTTAATTATGCTAATGGATCTCCAGTCTTATTAGATGGGCCAGTAGCAAATGCAAACTATGCAAATTATGCTGGTAATGTAGTAGGTTCTAGTCAACCAAATATCACATCAGTTGGTACTTTAGTTAATTTATCAGTTGGGACAAATCCTGCAAATACAGGAGCTATTACATCATATGGTAATATTACTTTAATCGGTAATACTACAATGGCTAACATTGTTGAAGTTAATTATTTGGCCAACAATAATTCATCAGCAAGCACAAATCAAAATATGTTTATTGCTACTGCTCGTGGTACTCGTGCATCTCCAAGCAATTTAGCAGCAGGTGATTATCTTTTTAGAGCTGGCTTACTTGCATATACAGGTAATGGTGGTGCAAATTTTGATGGAGCTAATGGTGTATGGAGATCATTGGCTTGGCAAAAAGTATTGATGACTGACTTGCCAACAGGTGCTAATAGAAATCCAGGTACTCAATCACAAACAATAGTATATAATGCTGCAAATAATACTCCATTAACGTTTACTATGGATCAAAATGGTAATATGAATATACCATCAAATCTAGTTGCTAATGGTGCTAATATTAACGGTAATGTAACAGCAAATTATTATATAGGTAATGGTAGTTTGTTAACAGGAATAGTAACTACTGGCGGTAATTCAAATTATGCAAACTATGCTGGTAATGTTGTAAATGCATCACAACCTAATATTACATCCGTTGGTAACTTAACAAGTTTAACTGTAGTTGGTCCAGTTAATATTACTGGTAGTCTTACATTTTCAGGTAATATAGGTGCAAATTATTTTATTGGTAATGGTAGTCAGTTAACTGGAGTAATCTCTACTGGTGGTAATGCAAATTATGCAAACTATGCTGGTAATGCTTTTACTGTCGCAGGAGCTAACGTAACAGGATATGTAGATAATGCAACACATGCTAATGTAGCTGATGTAGCTAATCTAGTTGTAGGTGCTAATGTTACTGGTTATGTAGGATTTGCTAATTATGCAAATTATTCTGGAACTGCTTTCTCTGTTGATGGAGCTAACGTTGTAGGTCAAGTAGCTAATGCATTAGTATCAGGAACTGTATATTCAAATGCACAACCTAATATTACATCAGTAGGTTCATTAGTACGTTTAGATGTCGATGGTGATATTGCAGGTCACTCAAATGTAAGTGGTACTTACTTTTTAGGTAATGGTGCATTCTTAACTGGCGTAGGTAATTTTAGTGCTGCAAAAGGTTATTTTGGAAGTTTCTTTAGTAATGCAACACAAACTATTAGTAGTACTACAACTGCATATGCAATTACATTAAACAACACTGATCCAACTAATTATGGTGTTAGTGTTGCAAGTAATAGTCGTATGACTTTTACATATGCGGGCACATATAATATTTTTTATAGTGTTCAATTTACTAATACTAGTACAGGTACTGATAACGCAAGTATTTGGTTGCGTAAAAATGGAACTGATGTAGCTGATACTAATAGTGTTTTTGCTGTGCCAGGAAAACATGGTGCTACTAATGGACAACTTATTGGTGCAGTAAATTATGTTATAACACCTAGCGCAAATGATTATTATGAACTTATGTGGCAAGCTGAAACTACTCTAATTAGTTTAGAATATATTGGGCCCGGTACTACGCCAACATCGCCTGGAACACCAAGCGTTATTTTTACAGCTTCACAAGTTACAAATGTACAAGCAGCTACATTGAGTGGTAATTTAACTGGTAACTTGATTGCTAATTCATATGGTTTTACTGGTGTAGGTTTTGTTAATGTAACTGGCAATATTGAAGGCGATGTTTTTACTGGTAATGGATCAGGTTTAACTCAACTAGTTGGTGGTAACGTTACTGGTTATGTTGCTAATGCTACACATGCAAATATTAGTGATATTGCAAATTTAGCATATGAAGTAAGTGGTGCTAATGTAACTGGACAAGTTGCCAATGCATTGATAGCTGGTACTGTTTTTACAAATGCACAACCTAATATTACATCATTAGGTACTTTGTCTAGTTTAGCAGTAACTGGTAATGTTTCAGCAGATCATTTTATTGGAGATGGTAGTTTATTAACTAATATAATAGCAACTACTGGTAATGCAAATTATGCAAATTATTCTGGTACTTCTTTTTCAGTAAGCGGCGCAAACGTATCAGGTGCTGTCGCATTTGCTACAACAGCTAATGCTGTAGCTGGTGCTAATGTATCTGGGTATGTTGCTAATGCAACACATGCAACTATATCTGATTCAGCTAATGCTGTTGCTGGCGCTAATGTATCGGGAGCTGTAGCATTTGCAACTACTGCTAATGCAGTCGCTGGTGCTAACGTATCTGGTATTGTTTCTAATGCAGCAAATGCAAATCATGCAAACTACGCTGGGTCAGCATTTGCAGTAGATGGCGCTAATGTATTTGGTGCAGTTGCATATGCTACAGTTGCTAATTCTGTTGCCGGCGCTAATGTTTCAGGTGCAGTTGCTTTTGCAACTACTGCTAATGCAGTCGCCGGTGCTAATGTGTCTGGATATGTTGCTAATGCAACACATGCTAATATATCTAATTCAGCTAATGCTGTTGCTGGTGCTAATGTATCGGGGGCTGTAGCGTTTGCAACTACTGCTAATGCAGTCGCCGGTGCTAACGTATCTGGTACAGTAAATCAAGCAAATACAGCTGCAACTGTAACAACAGCCGCACAACCAAATATTACATCAGTTGGTACTTTGGCAAATTTAACTGTATCTGGTAATATTACAACTACGTTTGGTACAGTAACTGGTGCATTGTTAACTGGATATGTAACAACTAATAATCAACCTAATATTACTGCTCTTGGTAATTTAACAGGATTGCGTGTTGGTAATGCTACTGTTTATGTGCTTGCAAATTCAAATGGTACTTTTAGTGCTACTGGTCCCGCAACTGTAAATACTTTATATTCTAATGGAACCATAACTGGAGATAGTTTTACTAGTAATAGTACTATTATTGCTAATGGTGCTATTACTTCTAATGCTGATATAAATGCTTTTGCTGGATATGTAAATGCTAATATTCTTAGCGCAAACTACTTATATGGTAATGGTTATTATTTGACTGGCATAACAGCAAATGTATCTTTACCAGTAGCAAATGGTACAAGTAATTTAGATATACCAGTAGCTAATGGTAATATTACTTTTGGTAGTGCAGGTAATGCAAATATTTTAATTATTAGTGGTATTGGTGCTAACGTTAATGGAAAATTAACTGTAACAAATAATGTAGCTATGACTGGTTCTAACATATCATTAGGTAATGTTGCAAATTTACACATAACTGGTGGTACATCAGGGCAAGTTATCCAAACAGACGGAGCAGGCAATTTAAGTTTCGTTGCACAATCAGGTGGCGGTAGTAGTTCAACTGGATATGAACAAATATTTTTAATGATGGGAGCCTAATAAAATGGCAAATATATATAGAGTTTTAGGACAGATTAATCCAACAGCAAATACAGCAAGTACATTGTACACATGTGCAACAGCAAATGGTGCGGTTGGAAGTACATTGGCAATTTGTAATCAAGGTGCAACTACTACATTTAGAGTTGCAATTAGACCAGCTGGTGCCACATTAGCAAATACACAATATATTTCATATGATACTATTGTTAATAACAATGACACTGTGTTTTTAACGGTTGGTTTAAGTTTAGCAAATACTGATGTAGTAACATGTTATGCAAATACAGCAAATGTATCTTTTAGTTTATTTGGATCGGAGTTATCATAAATGTCAACTATTTATGCAAGCGTAAAAAACGTAAACCGTAATAATGGGGGTACTAGAGATATATTTAGTTATCCTATCCAAACTACACCTGTTACACCAACTACATATGTTAGACCTAGTGATTGGTTATCATTATCTGTACCAGGATCTACTGACCAATCAATAAATATGTTAGTTGCAGTAACTAATGATGATACTAATTTTTTTGCGTTTACTGCAACTATATCGGGTTCAAATATATCACAAACTGGTTTAATTTGTAATGGTACACCTGGATCAGCTGGTACATATTTTATTCCTACAGGAGGTACAACTGGATATGGTGTAGGTATGATTTTATCTGGTACAGGTATTTCTAATCAAACAATAATTACATCAATTGGAGTAGCATCATTTACCGGTACAGTTGTATCAACAACATTAACTGTAAGTGTAGCACCTACAGTTGGTACAATTACTCCTGGTATGGTCTTGAATGGTACTGGATTAACTACTGGTACATATATTCAATCGCAATTAACTGGTACAACTGGTGGAATAGGGACATATAAATTAAATCAAGGTACAGTAGGAACCATTAGTGGCGGATTTAATTATGTTGTTAATAATAGTCAAAACGTAGCATCAACCACTGTTACCGCTAATCCAGCTGTTATTGTCGATTGGGGAGATGGTGCTGGAAATCAATATTATGCTACTGGTACAGTAGTTAATAAAAATTTTGTTTGGTCAAGTTATTCGGGAGCAACATTAACAACGCGCGGTTATAGACAAGCACTTGTTACAATTACATCACCTGCTCAAACATTTGGGAATACATTATTAAATTTTACTGGTTTTGTTTTTAGCAAATATGTAGCAACATCCGGGACTATAAATTCATATGTCACTAAAGTTTTAGATATGGCTTTCGGAAGTCCATATCTCACAAATTTTCAAACCATTTCAACCGCACCGTGTGGTTGGATGGAACAAGTTAATGTTAGATCAGTGAGTGCTATGTCTATCTATAGTTTTATTGGTTCAGTAAATTTAAGAAATGTAGTTAATATAGCAGTTCCGAGTTTTGGGTCTTGGAGTGCAGCTTCTATGTTTCAAACTTGTTATAATTTACAAACAATTCCATCATTTGATACAACAAATGTTACTAATATGTCTTCTATGTTTTTATCTTGTTATAATTTATTAACTGTACCATCATTTAATACAACAAATGTTACTAATATGGCTAATATGTTTCAAAATTGTCAGAAATTATTAACAATACCACAATTTAATACTGGTAATGTTACTAGTATGAATAGTATGTTTTTATCTTGTTTTTCATTGCAATATGTGCCATTAATGAATACAGCAAAAGTAACTGATATTTCATCAATGTTTAGTAATTGTTATAATCTAAAAACTTGTCCGGCATTTAATACGATTAGTGTTATTACTGCAAATACTACGTTTGGCAGTTGTTGGGCTTTGATTAATATACCATCATTTAATTTACCAGTATGTACTAATGTTGCATTTATGTTTACAAGATGTTATAGTTTACAAAGAGTAGGTACTATTAATATGCCTGTTGTAACTATTGCCACATATATGTTTCAATATTGTTATAGTTTAATTAGTATTGATTCATTAATTACCGGTACTGCACTAATTAATATAAATGCAATTTACGGTCAATGTTGGAGTCTTGTGTCAGTACCAAAAATTAATACTATTAATGCTACTACTGTAACACAAATGCATTATCAAAATTATAATTTGCAAGTTTTACCTACGTATGATTTTTCAAACGCTACTGCTGCATTACAATTTGTTCAATTTTGTACCTCACTCAGAACTATTCCAAACTTAAATCTTTCAAAAGTTACAAGTCTTGCCGGTACATTTCAAGGTTGTACTAATCTTAATACTATAGGTAATATTACAACTACAGTATTATTAACTGATACTTCTACTGCATTTTACCAATGTAATAATTTATTAGCGGGACCTGACCCAACATATTTTGTTACTAGTGGTGTTACTAACATGAATGCCATGTATCAAGAATGTTATTCGTTAATTACTATTCCAGCTCATAATACAAGCAATGTAACAAACTTTGCATCATTTTTACAAAGTGATACTGCTTTACAATATTTGCCAACAATTGATTCTAGTAAAGCAACCAATGTAAATAACATGTTTACTAGTTGTAGTAGTTTGAATAGTACTCCTATACTAAATTTTAGTAATGTTACTACTGCTTCAGGTACTTTTACAACAACACCATCATTGGCAACTATTAATGCAAGCAATCTTAAAGTATCTACTACTATTTCGCCTGGCGGTTTATCTGCAAATGGATTACAAAATGTGTTTGCTAATACAATTCTTTCTAATGCTACGTCACAAACTATTACAATTACTGGTAATCCAGGAGCTGATACGCCAGTTGCTTTGACTGGTAATACAACAGCTAACTCAAATGTTGTTATAATGACTAACACTACTGGTTATACAGCTAATATGTTATTAACTAGCGCAAATAATATATCTAATGCTCGTGCTGTTAGCTTTACAACTGGTACAAATTTGGTTACATTAACTACTGTTAATTCTGGACCAGCTAACAATTCAATTGTTAGTTTCCCAACAATTGTTACAACTACTGGCATATCTGTTTTTACACCCTACTATGTTGTTAATGCTAGTGCAAATACATTTCAAGTTTCAAGTTCAAATGGTGGCGGAGCTTTGTCTATTACTACTGGTACAGGTACTTGCTATATACCACCTTATATAACTACTGTAAATACAAATGCTAATATAATTCTAACTAGCGTGGCAAGTGCAACCGCAACTGGGCAAACTATTACAGCTAGAATTTTAGATACAAGTCAAGCTATTATGAAAAATTGGACAGTAACAGGATAAAATATGTTTTATAAATATGAAAATGAAAATTTGATGATGGGTCCATTTGTACAGTTTCCAACTGGTGAATTCTTATCTGAATCTAATTTAGAACAAATCAATTTACCATTCAATGATTGGTACTGGTTTGAAACAGAACAAGAAGCTAAAAATTTCTTTGGTATAAAAGAAGAATAATATGATAGATTTTTCCAGCGCACAACTAACTTGGATTGTAATTGGTTCATTAACTATGGGTGGCACAGGCTATCTTAATGTATCAAGTAAGGTCGATGAACTAGATAAAAAATTAGCTGTGTCAATTAATAACACAGAGCATATGACAAAAACAATCGATTCTTTACAAACGCAATTAACTCGCATAGAAGAAAAATTAGATAAACCTTTTGCTAAAAGATAAATATTTTTGTACGATGAAGCTTTAAGCTTTTTACCACGCCATGGTTATGTTCCCTTTTAGTTTTGTCGTACACCCTTTTTTGCTCCCTCTCTAGCTAGTCGTTATTCATTGATATTGTTAGTTTGCTAGATTGGGAGCATTTTTTTACTTGTTTAACCAAAAAAGTTGCAAAAAAGCTAGCTTAATAGTATAATTGCTTCATCTTATGATAAATAAGATAGTTAGCAAATAGAACTTGCTGATTAATTTCTCTAAATTAGAAACCCCGGGATTGTCAGCCCGGGCGTTTCGTCTCTCTGACAAGAGGCTAAAGTTTAGAGCTGTTCAATTTAGAGGAGAATATCAAATGAACGAAAATGAATTAAAGCTAATCTGCCTTGAATCCAGATTAGAAAATGCGATTGGTATGATCGGCTATTATCGCCGCCACAATTATTGTCAGCATGAATACGAATGGGATCAAATCTTAACCGATACAATCGATCAAATATTAGAATTGGCACAACATATAGAAAAGGAAATAGAATGCAAGAATTAATAGAAAAGCTAAACCGCGCAGTAGAAAACAGAGATGCTTTCATTGCTGGACAAGATTGGAATATGGTAAAAACTTGGGAAGAACAAATCAGGTTTATAATGAAACGAATCAAAAAAGAAATGAAATGAAAGATAATGAACTTGAATTATTAACAGATTGGCATTATTGTAACGTAACAGCAGGTGATAAAACTCCTTATCCATTTAATTGGAATAATCAACCATTAAAATTATCACAAGTATCAAGCTCAAACATAGGGCTACAACTTGGTGAACATTCAAATGGTACATGTGCTATTGACTTTGATGGCTATGAAGCAATTGATTATTGGAATGAACATTTTGCTCATTGGCCCATCGATCAGTTTAATACAGTAATGTGGACTAGTGGTAAAGAATATAGGCTACAAGCTGCATTTAGAGTGCCAACTGCTTATTGGTCTGTGTTGAAACGTAAAGTTGTAAATAAACTAGAGTTTCGCTGGGGTGGTCAATCAGTCTTGCCCCCAAGTAAACTAAACGATGGTAGACAATACTATTGGATTACTCGGCCTAGCAATTGTCAGGTTCAAACACTTATGCCAGATGTTTTGGAACATTGGTTACAACTGATCTTGAATGATATAACAAAATATGATAATATTCCACAAAAAACATTTGAACTCAACAATTTCGATGAAGAATTTGTTAATGTTTTATTAGATAAGATATCTCATAAAGTTGGTAACTTGAGAGGTGATTATGATGTTTGGAGAACAATAGCTTGGGCTTGTTGTTCAGCAGTGGGTATGCAAACTGCAAAAATGTTGATGCAATTTTATTGGCCTGAAAAGACTCTTAAAGAAATGCAAACATTGGTAAGCTGGAAAAGTGGTCATGGCCCTACAATTGGCACACTTATAAAAATGTCTGGTATATCCAGTAACGAACGACAAGTATTAGAATTAGAAATGAAATTAAGGAACATAAAATGAAAATGGATGCAGGAACAAAAAAAAAAGTAGAAATAAAGAAAAAAGAAAAGCGTGAAACACTAGGAGAAATCTTTGAATTACAAAGCCAACCAGAAATTGATGAAAGAAGAATTAATCAATTACAAACTAAAATACAAGTTCTTAATGATGAGCTAGAAGAATTAGGAGAGACAAGTGATGAACTATTCCTTCAAAAGAAACGAATGACTATTGAACAAGAACGAGAATTGATCGAAGATTTAATAAAACAAAATCATATTGGTTATTTGGTTCAAGATAATAAGTTCATTTACTGTTTACAAATGGCTCCAAATAACAATTCAGGTATTATGAACCCACAATTCAACACAGTTGATAGTACAAAGATTATTGCAGTCTTGAACAAAATGAGTAATAAAATATTGCAGATAGATCAGGAACAAGTTAAAAAACTATTTCAAATCTCACATAATGATTATTATAATATGACTGGTAGTTTTAATGATGATAAATGGAACAGTAGTTATGTCTATAATAAAATGAAAATCATTAGACAATATTGGGTGCAAGTTACAGAAGATACAAATTATAACATAGACTTTGACTTTTTAATGCATTGCGTAGGTGGAGGTAAACAAGAAAATATAGATCATTTAGAACAATGGATAGCTTATAAATGGTGGTTTCCAGAACGTAACGCAAATATACCTAATATAGATTTAGGGGGTTATCCAGGTGGTAATGGTAAAGGTAGATTCATTGAATTATTAAAAACTATCTTTACTCATGGCTGTGTAGTTCCAGCAGCATTAAAAGAATTAACTGATGGATTTAATGCAAGTTGGGAAACAGCAGTAATCTTATACTATGATGAACCTGCAACTGGAGAATTACCAGAAGGTAAACTAAAGAATGCAACTGGTGGTGAAGAACAAAGAATTGAGAAAAAAGGCGTAGATGCTTATACTGCTGATAGAAATTATAATATGGTTTTTACTAGTAATAATCCAAATGGTGTTATTAAATTAGCTGGTACAGGCTCTAGTGGAGAAGATAGACGTTGGTCAGTTATGACAACAAATAAAGTTATGGTCGATGAGTTAATCGTGCAGGGCTTGACAAATGAACAAGCTAAAGTAAAAACTAATGAAATTAATAATCTTCTTAAAAATCGTGAAGAAGTTGCAAAATGGTTAATGCACTTGTTAGTTAAACATGATATATTATCAATGCAAATATTACATCCATTGCATGGACAAGATTATAGTAAACGATTTGAAGATCAAAAAGATACAGTTCAATTGGTATTTGATGCGTTAATGCCCACATTCGAATACTGCGGTGTAATAACATTGGACGTTTTAACACAAAGTGTACATGAATTAACTAATAATAATAAATTATCAGGTCAAAAGATTAGTAATAAGTTTATTAGATATTTGGAACAAAGTAAGATTAAGTTCGATCATATTAAAAATACTAGAATTAATCTTTTATATGAGGGTGAAATATCTGAAACTGTACAAAAAACTTTCTTCCAATTGCAATCAACTAATACAAATTATGGGTTAGATTATAGCTTGTTTAGTACACTTATACCCCATAAAAAGTCTAAGTTAGAAGTTAATGATTTTACAATTACAATATAAATGTTGACGATGTTGACGGTTGGATTTGAGAATAAATTGACAATTATTGCGTTTGCGGCACCTATACGCAATAATGTTGACGATGTTGACGATGTTGACGGTTTTTCGAGTTTTGCTAGGCAGAATTCAAAAAATTTAACAATGCTATAGTAAAAACCACTAAAACCGTCAACATCGTCAACATCGTCAACATTGTCAACATTAAACAGGAACTATTCTGATGAGAAAAAGCGGTGAGTAATTTGAGTTCAGCGTTTTAGTCAGGAGCCGGCAATGGTGCCGGCTCCGTCTTATGTATAATCCCTCAGGTTTTCTCACCGGTATATTATAATTCTAGCTTAAATCTTATATTAAATATCACATGAATAAAAAAGCTGCGTTAATGTTAGATCCTAAAACGGGAAAACCATTCGATTTTCCCAATGTAAACTTGTTACATGTGTGGGATAATCAAAAACGAGAGTGGCAATTTTCTGGGTATAGATGTTCACTTTGTTTGTTAGTTCTTAAAAGAAAAATAGAATTTCATCACGAAGTTTGTAGACCTCTAAAATATAAAACAGCAGAAGAAAGAGATGCTGAAATAGCTCTAAGAAGATTATATGACGGAACTATTCGAACGCCTAACATATAATTTCACAATATGAAATCAATCTTTTTATAACTGTAATTATATACAGTTATTAAAAGTAACCTGCATTTGGTCATTTTAACTATGCATAAATACATTATACTAGGACTCTTTCTATATGCCACAAATACAATCAAGTTACGATGAGGTTCGAATCCCATTCACGCAAATGTCATTCTCACCTGACGTGCCCTCAACCGCTTTAGGCGCTAATGAATATAATGCAGGCTTAAATGTTGAATCAGATGTGCGTGGAATTAGATCAACAGCAGGTGATTTGCCTATTCTCACCTCAGTACCAGGTACGCCCACATACATCTCTGGTGGTTTTAGACAAGAAGATGACGCTGCCAATCCATTTTGGTTCATAGTTGCAACTACTGAAGGCAAATGGTATGCATCAAATGGAGTTATTGATTGGTATGACATTACCCCAGGTGGCGGCACTATCCCAGGATACAATCAAGCTACTAATATTACAGACTCTTGGAACGGTAATATCCCTTTCTTTAATGATTCTTTAACAGCTCCAATGTTTTTACCTGACACACCTGGCGCTATCTTAACACAATATACAAATTTGATTCAACCAGGAGCAATCGCAAATATTGCATATGTTAATCCAACAACACAACAAATAACGCTAGACACACCATATGCAACTGCGCCCTATATTGCAGGGCAACAAATTGTGATCACTGGAGTAGATAACTTTTATAATGGTTTATTTGTAGTTGTATCATCAACAACAACCACAATTGATTATCTTGCAGTACCAGGCGCCGGTTACCCAGGTGGCGCAGTAGGCACAGTATCATCAGCATATACTTGGAACTATAATCCCAATTGGGAATCTTACTATGCAAACTTTATGCGATTGTATTCAACACCTAATGTGGGTTCAATATTAGTTGCGGGTAATTTAACAGTAAAAAATATACCTACAGTCTCATATGGATCAGTTGATTTGTATCCAGTTACAATTCAATGGTCACAAAACTTTGGCTTGAATCAAGCTCCATTCTTGTGGCAACCAACAATCACTAACATAGCCAATCAGCTTGAAGTTCCCTTACGTGGTTCCGCTTTAGATGCATTCCCCTCGAATGGTCAGTTTTTTATATGTTCTTATTGGGACACAGCAGTATTAACTCCCATGAACTATTCAACAACATCAGCTCCTATTCTTGGTGTACGTTTATACAATCAAGGTAGAGGGTTATTAAGTTCTAATTGTTGGGCTAATACAGATTCATCTGTATATGGTATAGATGCAAGAGATGTATGGGTCTTTGATGGTACAAACTTTAAGGGCTTAGGTAATCAACGTGTAAAGAATTGGCTCTTTGACCAATTGGATCCTCAATATTATGATCGTGTGTTTATGGAATGTAATACACAAAAGAATCAAGTTGAAATATTCTATCCTGATAGTGCTGCGACCAATGGCGTACCAAACAAAATGCTAAGTTATCGTTATGACTTAGATGTATGGAACGCACCAAAAGAAGTTGACTCAGCAACTATGACATGTGAATCACCTATCTTTGTTAATGTTACACCCAATCTAGGTTCACGTACAGTTGTTTATGCTAGAGGTATCACTGATTCAGCTATCGTACAACAAGACGTAGGATATACTCACCCAGATGGTACAGCTATTAGAAGTTATTTTAGACGAGATAATATTAAAATGATTAAAGATTATTCAGGTAAGCTTATGGTCAATCGAATCTTACCCGAAGTAGTTAATATAGGCGCTCAACCTTTTACTGGTACAAACAATATTCAGATTACACCTTCTACTGGTAATATTTCAATCAAGATCGAAGGTGCAGAATCAGTGGGTTCGTTACCATCTGAAACAACATTAGTTAGTATGCAATTAGATACGGCTAATCCATGGTGTCAAATAGATCAAAACTCACATAGAGTTAACGCTATCCAAATTGAAAACACTAGTGATAATACTGTATGGATGTGTTCAGCAACAACTTGGCAATATACACAAGTCGAGGATGATAGATAATGGCACAGTTTCCAGTTGATGATTCAGGTATACAAGATGCAGTTAACTATTTGTTATCTGGTCCCGCAGGCTTAGGTCAAAACTTTGCAGGCTTTAGTGAATACAATGATGAATATACTGATAATCAATCATATTTAACCGGTAACTTTCGTACACCATTTACTCAACAAAACATAGCTAATTTATACGTTCCGCCTATCGTGATAACTAATGCTGTGCAATTGGATTCAAGAACAATTAAATATTATTTTAATATTCAACCAAGCGCACCGTTTAACGTAGGTAATGGATTAACTATTGTTGATGTTATACCCGCGGCGTATAACAGTGAATCATTAAAATTAAATGGAAACAGTATCAATCAAATTGGAGTAATAGAATGTACACTAGAGTATGTGATTGTACGTACAGTTAATGCTATATTGACTGCACTAGATCCATATGTAAGTGGAGGAACAATTGCATACTATGTTTCAGCCAATTATGATGACAGTTCATATGTTTCAACAGATTGTGATATTCGTGTTACTGTAACAGGAGGTACAGATCGTATATTTGTATCAGGTCAATTGACACAATCGATTGAATATCAAGTGTTAAGTGGATCGGCTGATTTTCAAATATGGGTTTCTATTAACAGATATAAGGGTTCAATAAATAATGATCCTACAAATCCAGATTATATATTTGAAAAAGACGCAACAGTTGCTAGAAAAATTTATGATTATTTTGGATTAACAGCAACTGGTACTCTTCCAACATTAGAGACTATTTTTACTACAATACTTGATCAACCAACACCTGGCTATTATAGATATATCTTAGAAGTAGTATTGCAATATCCCGTAGGTGGCAATCAAGTGCAAGTTTTAGTTGATAATTTAGGCTTACGTAGTCTTTCAGCACAAGTTGTAAAACAATAAATATAATTAATGGAGACAAAATAAATGTCAGATTACTCATCAGATGAAATCTCAGCTTGGATCGACAATGCTTTATCAAATGGTATGTCAGCTGCCGATATCGCATCAGCTGCCGATAGCTTTGGAGTATCAGCAAGTGAAATTGTTAGCGCAGGTTACGATGCTGGTCAAGTATCACAAGCATTTCAAGATGCAGGTATACCTACACCCGATCTTGCGCCCGCAGCTCCAGTTTATGAACCGGTATATGAACCTCCTGCACCAGTATATGAACCGCCCCCTGCTCCAGTATATGAACCACCTCCTCCGGCATATGAACCACCTCCTCCGGTAGAATCTCCTGCGCAGGTTTATGTTGCACCCGAAGCTCCTATACCGGCGCCAGTAGCTCCCCCTGTTACTATTGACCCCACCCCTGCTCCCAATCAATTTGTGGCTAGTACAGCACCAGGTGCAGTAGGAACAAGTTATGGACAAGCATCTGGTGACTT